GAAAGACATTAACAGTAATAGTGCTTGGTTAAATTTAAAAGAAGCAAAGAATAGTAAAGTAACAATTTGTATTACAGCAGGTTGGCTTATTAGAGCCGACAAGGATGTACACATAATTGTAGGTGACGTTAACTTTGAAGATAACGGCACGTTAGGAGACGTAGGTAACATAACAACAATGCCTACTGTCAATGTAATTAAAATAAGGAAAATAAAAACATGAGCAAATACTGTTTTGACATAGAAACAGATAACTTATTAGAAGAGTGTACGAAAATACACTGCATAGTCTTAAAAGATATAGACACGGAACAAGTCTTAACTTTATCTACGGATGAAGCCATAGACAAACTTACGAATGCAGAACTTATTATCGGACATAATATTATTAAGTTTGATATTCCTGTGTTAGAAAAATTATATAACTTTAAAACTAAAGCAAAAGTTTTTGATACGTTAGTTGCTACACGGTTAATATGGTCTGACTTAATGGAGTCTGACATGAAGCGTGTACATACTAAAGACTTCCCAAGAAAATTAGTCAACAAACATAGCCTTAAAGCATGGGGTGTTAGACTAGGGAATTACAAGCAAGAGTTTGAGACAGACTGGCAAGAGTTTACAAATGAAATGTTAGAGTATTGTGTACAAGACGTAGAAGTTACACATAACTTATACCAAATAATTTTGGGCAAAAAATATTCGGAAGAATCTTTACAACTCGAACACGATGTAGCCACTCTTATATCTAAACAAGAAAGATATGGAGTATTGTTTGATAAAGAAAAAGCAATCAAACTTTATGCTGACTTGTCTGGACAAAGAGACAAGATTAAAACAGAAATGGAAGAAACTTTTAAACCTATTACGGTTAAAAGAGTTTCAGAAAAAACTGGTAAACCATTAAAAGATAAAGTCATTATATTTAATCCTTCTAGCAGACAACACATAGCTGATAGATTAAAGACTAAGTATGATTGGAAACCAAAAGACTTTACACCAGACGGTAAAGCAAAAGTAGATGATACAGTTTTAAATAGTTTAGATTATCCAGAAGCAAAACTGTTAGCAAAATATTTTCTTTTAGAAAAAAGAATTGGAATGTTATCAGAAGGTAATCAAGCTTATCTAAAACTAGAACGTAACGGAAGACTACACGGCACTGTTAATACTAACAACGCTGTAACTGGTAGGGCAACAGCAATGAAACCTAACCTACAGCAAGTACCTTCAGTAAGTGTACCTTACGGAAAAGAATTTCGAGAACTCTTTACAGTACCAAAAGGTAAAGTGTTAATTGGAATAGATGTAAGTGGACTTGAGCTTAGATTGCTTGGTCATTACATTGCAAAATTTGATGGTGGTGCATACGCTGACATTGTAGTCAACGGTGATATACACACTACTAATCAACACAATGCAGGTTTAGAAACTAGAGACCAAAGTAAAAGATTTTTGTACGCTTGGCTTTATGGCGCAGGTGTAGGAAAGATTGCAGAGGTAACTGGTAAGACTAACAAAGAAGCAGCAAAAGTTAAAAAGCGTTTCTTAGATAGGTTACCTGCTTTAAATAAATTAATCAAACAAGTACAACTTTCTGCTGAACGTGGTTACTTGGTAGGTCTAGACAAAAGACAAATCAAAGTAAGAAATACTTTCAGTGCATTAAACACTTTGTTGCAAGGCGCAGGCGCAGCCGTTTGTAAACAATGGTTAGTTGAGTTTGACAACGCTGTTAAAAACTTTTCTGGAGTTCAACAAGTATTGTGGGTACACGATGAAATACAAGTTGAGTGTGACAGAGAAGAAGCAACAGAGATAGGATTGTTGGCTGTCGAATGTATTAAACGAACTGGTGAACACTTCAAATTAAGAGTGCCTTTAACAGGCGAATATAAAATAGGAAACAATTGGAGTGAGACACATTAATGAAGAACAGTAAATTTGATATAGACTTAAAGTACGGTCAAGAACGAGAAAAGAAAATAGTATCGTTACTGGACCAGGACAAAAACAAACTAGAAGTAAAAACAGAAAGAGACTGGTGGGCTAAGACAGGCAACATCGCAATTGAAGTTGAATGTTGGGGCAAACCTAGTGGCTTATCTAAAACAGAAGCAGACTATTGGGTACACATATTAGCAATAGGCAAAGAAGATTATTGTAAATTAATATTTGAAGTACCTAAATTAAAAAAGATAGCTGACAAATTTAAAGATAACTACAAAATGATTGGTGACCACCATGCAAGTAAGTGCATTTTAATTCCTTTAAAAGAATTATTCCAATCAAAAAATTTAACATAACCAATCCACAGGAGGATTAATCCATGAAGAGAAGACTCTTAATTGATGGGGACATCATAGCTTATAAAGCTTCGACTATGGCAGAGCATAGTATTAAGTGGGAAGACTCAACAGTTTGGACATTACACGCTGATGAGAACCACGGAAAATATCTTGCACTATCAGAGATAGAAGATTTAAAAGAAAATCTAAAAGGTGATAGCATAACAATTGCACTAACAGACGGTGTTAACTTTAGAAAAGACATCTTACCTAGCTACAAGGATAATCGTAAAGCAAAACGTAAACCTTTAATATTAGGGGCAATTAGAAAATGGTTAATTGATGAGTATGACGCAATCATTTATCCAAACTTAGAAGCAGATGATGTTCTAGGTATTCTAGCTACACAGCCACAGAAAAAAGAAGAACGTATTATATGTTCACTTGATAAAGACCTTAGACAAATTCCAGGTAAACTTTGTCAAGACGGTAGAACAATACAAAAACTTTCTAAAAGAGATTGTGACCACTGGCATTTAATACAAACATTAACTGGTGACTCAGTTGATGGATTTTCTGGCTGTCCAAAAATAGGAAAAGTTACAGCACAAAAAATACTTAAAGATAAAAAGTTACCACTTAAAGAACAGTGGGAACTAGTTGTTAAAACATATGCCAAAGAAGGTTTACTAGAACATGACGCTTTTCAACAAGCTCAAGTTGCTAGAATTTTAAGACATGGTGAATACAACAAGAAAACTGGTGAGGTAACTCGATGGCAGATATAATTAAAGAACCACCTCATTATACTAAATGGAAGATTGAACCAATCACTTTCATTATGGAAAACAACATACCGTTTGCTGAAGCTAACGTAGTTAAATACGTAATGCGTTGGCGTGACAAGAATGGCATTCAAGATTTAGAAAAAGCTAAACGGTATATTGACATGATTATTGAGAAAGAAAAAAAAGAAGAACAACAATTAAATTTAAATCTAACACACAAAATAAATTATCCGAAAGACGAGGAATAGAAATATGGACTATAGTAAAGACGCATTATTATCAGACGCAGGACTGAGAATATTAAAAGATAGATACTTAACAGAGGAAGAGCAAAGTCCTCAAGAAGCATTCTATAGAGTATCAAAAATATTTTCAGATGATTCTGCTATGGCTGACAGAATATATTCTTATGCTTCTAATCTATGGTTTATGTTTTCTACACCTGTTTTGACTAATGGAGGAACTAAAAGAGGAATGCCTATTTCGTGCTTTCTTAATTATGTACCAGATAGTCGAGTCGGATTAACAGAACACTACACAGAGAATGCTTGGTTAGCTTCAGTGGGTGGAGGAATTGGTGGATATTGGGGACACATACGAAGTGACGGAACGTCAACTAGTGGTGGCTCACAATCATCTGGTTCAATTCCTTTCATGCACGTAGTTGACTCAGAAATGTTAGCGTTCAGTCAAGGTAAAACAAGGAGAGGAAGTTATGCTGCATACCAAGATATATCACATCCAGAAATTGAAGAGTTTATTGAAATGCGTAAACCTAGTGGTGGGGACATTCATCGTAAGTGTCTTAATCTGCACCATGGTATTAATATCTCTGATAAGTTTATGTCTGTTATTGATAAATGCACTGTTGACCCTAGTGCCGATGACAGTTGGGAACTTGTTGACCCACATACAGGACGAGTGGTTAGAAAAGTCTCTGCTAAAAAATTATGGCAAAAAATTCTTGAGACTAGAGTGGCAACTGGTGAACCTTATATCAGCTTCATTGACACAATCCAAAAGTCTTTGCCGGAGTCTCAAAAGAAAATTGGATTAAAAGTACATCAATCAAATTTATGTAGTGAAATTACATTACCAACAAATGAAGAACGAACAGCAGTATGTTGTTTGTCTTCTCTTAACTTAGAAACATATGATGAATGGAAAACAAACAATAACTTCATACCTGACGTGGTTCGTTTCCTCGACAATGTATTGGAGTATTTTATTAATAACGCTCCTGATGTTTTACACCGTGCTAAGTATTCTGCTATGCGTGAACGTAGTATTGGACTGGGGACAATGGGTTTCCACTCATATCTACAAAGTAAAAAAATTCCTTTCGGAAGTGCTTTAGCTAAAGGTCAAAACATATCTATGTTTAGACATATAAAATTACAAGCTGAAGAAACTTCTAGAAAACTAGCAGAAGAAAAAGGTGAAGCACCAGACATGGTAGGAACTGGATTACGTAACGCACACTTATTAGCTATAGCGCCCAACGCTACTAGCAGTATTATTTGTGGTAGCACTAGTCCATCAATCGAACCACTTAGAGCAAATGTTTATAGTCAAAAAACTATGAGTGGTACTTTTTTAATGAAAAATAAATATCTAGAAAAATTATTAAAAGAAAAAGAAATAGATAATGAGACTACATGGAAAAGTATTTTAGCTAAACGTGGTTCTGTCCGTCATTTAAAAGAATTATCTGATTGGGAAAAAGATGTGTTTGCTACTGCTATTGAAATAGACCAACGTTGGGTTATTGACTTAGCTGCTGACAGACAGAAATTTATTTGTCAGTCACAAAGTTTAAATATTTTTGTAACAGCAGATGTTAATATTAAAGATTTACATTTACTACATTTGTCAGCTTGGAAAAAAGGATTAAAGACTCTTTACTATTGTCGTTCAGAAGCAATCAAAAGAGCAGAAATAATTTCAACTAAGATAGAAAGGAAAGTTAGACCAGACGCAGAAGAAGACGAGTGTCTAGCTTGTCACGCCTAATGCCAAAAAAGAAAAACAATTTATTATCAAGTGACGCAGCACATGAAACTAGGTCTAAATATAAAAAGACTAGTATTGGTAGAAGACCAAGCACAAGCATGATGAATAAAAAGAAACGACAAGGAAGAAACAGAAAACAATTAAAGAATCGAGGACAAGGAAAATGACAGACAGTAGTATATTTGACGACATGGACAAACCAAGAAAAAAGTATTGCACTTGCAACACAAAGAAAAAAGAAAAACAAACAGTATTATGGACTGTGTATCATAGTGTCTTAGTAATTGAGTTACTAATATTAATTATTATAGAAGGAGTAGAACTATTAGGATGAGTTTATTAAAAGAAAGAAATCACTACAAACCGTTTCAATACCCATGGGCTTTTGAAGCTTATGACCAACAACAAAAAATGCACTGGCTACCAAGCGAAGTGCCTTTAGCCGAAGATGTAAGAGACTGGAATGAGAGATTAAATGATAAGGAAAAGAATTTAATTACACAAATATTAAAGTTCTTTACGCAAGGCGATGTAGATATTGCTCAAGCGTACCTTGATAATTATATTCCAAAATTTAAACCACCAGAAATTAGAATGATGTTGTCTTCTATAGCAACTAGTGAAGCTAATCATGCTCATTCTTATTCATTACTTAATGATACTATTGGATTACCAGATAGTGAATACAAAGCATTCCAAGAATATAAAGCTATGGCTGACAAACATGATTATCTTTTTAGAAATAAAGGTGAAGGTATAGAAGGCATGGCTAGAGAACTTGCAACGTTCTCAGCATTCGGAGAAGGATTGCAGCTCTTTGCTTCTTTTGTAATGTTACTTAACTTTCAAAGATTTGGAAAAATGAAAGGTATGTGTCAGATAGTTACCTGGTCCATAAGAGATGAAAGTCATCACGTAGATAACATGATAAAATTATTTCATGCTTTAATAGATGAGAACAAACATATTTGGAATGATGATTTTAAGAAAACTTTATACGATGTTGCAAGAGACATGGTATCATTAGAAGATAAATTTATTGACTTAGCTTTTGAACAAGGTGGAGTAGAAGGTATTGAGCCAAACCAAATTAAACAATACATACGACATATAGCTGACAGAAGACTATTACAATTAGGATTAAAACCTAATTTTGCTGTCAAAGATAACCCATTGCCTTGGCTTGATTGGGTTTTAAATGGCGTAGAACATACAAATTTCTTTGAAAACCGTGCTACTGAATATGCAAAAGGTAGTATGACTGGAGATTTGTGGGGCTAATAGTACCCATATTAGAAGGAAAAAAATATGAACCCCTTAGATGACATCCAATTACCTTACACAGTGGAAGAACTTGTTAAAACTTTAGACAAAGTTTTTCCAGAAAAAAGTGCTGATTTAAAAGATGATGAACGTACAGTTTGGTTTAAAGCAGGACAAAGAAGTGTAGTCAATTGGTTGGTCGAATTAAAAAAACGTAACGAAGATAACTTATTAGGATAGGAGATAGCTATGTGCATTTCATCAACGAAACAAGCACCTGTAGTTACAAGACCTAACCCTAATGTTAAATACGTAGACGGTAATACATTCGACCCAAAAGCTAGTCCACCAGAGATAGATAAAACTCCAGTGGTCAGCGATACAAAGAAAAAAAGTAGTGTATCTCAATCATCGGATGTGACTACATCACAATCTAGTGATTTAACAATACCAACTTATTAAAGGAAGGAAACAATTATGTGCATGGGAAGAAGTTCTGCACCACCAGTGCAAGAAGCAATCACACCAGTTAGACAAGCTGTTTCATCAGGAGATGAACTAGCACCTACTATTGAACTAGCTTCAGAAGACGCTTTAGAAATAGCAAAGAAGAAGAAATCAAAAAAAGGTACAGTCGCTATGCAAACGGATTTAAACATCCCTGGTAGTTCTGGAACAATTATATAGGTAATTTAAAATGGCAGAAAATTTAAGTAACACGGCAGAAAGCCGATACAATTCTCTGTCTGAACAAAGAGAACACTTTTTAAATCGTGGAAGACAGTGTTCTGAATTGACGATACCAACTTTAATTCCTGAAAATTCACATACCCCTTCACAAGATTTTTATAGCCCCTTTCAATCAGTTGGAAGTAGAGGTGTAAACAATTTAGCAAGTAAACTCTTACTGTTGCTACTCCCCCCAAATCAACCATTCTTTAGATTAGCGATACAAGGCAAAGCTAAAGAGCAAGTACAAGAACAACCAGAACTTAAAACGTTAATTGAAAAATCATTAGCAAAAATTGAACGTGACGTTATGGGTAAAATTGAGTCACTTGCAATTAGAGTTCCAATATTTGAAGCAATCAAACATCTAATTGTTGGTGGAAATGTTTTATGTCATATGCCTAAAGAAGGTAGTATGAGAGTTTTTCCTCTTAACCAATATGTATGTAAAAGAGACGGTGAGGGAAACTTATTAGAAATAGTTGTAAAAGAAACTGTATCTGTTTTAGGACTAGATGAAGAAGTTAGAGAACAAGTCTTACAACAAATGAGTAAAGAAGACGCTAAGTCAGAAACTCATTGTGACTTGTATACACATATTTACAAACTAGGTGATAAGAAATTTTATGTATGCCAAGAAGTTAAAGGAATTAAAATACCTTCATCTGTTGGTGAACACAACGTAGACCAACTTCCATGGTTAGCATTAAGAATGGTACGTGTAGATTCTGAAAGCTATGGAAGAAGTTACGTTGAAGAATTTATCGGTGACTTGAAGAGCCTTGAGGGATTATCTCAAGCGCTTGTAGAAAGTGCCGCTGCGTCAGCTAAAATGGTTTTCTTAGTAAAACCTAATTCTACTACAAAGAAAATGGACATTGCAAAATCTAGAAACGGTGACATTATTTCTGGAAGTAGAGACGATGTATCAGTATTACAAGCAGAGAAATTTTATGATTTACAAACAGTAGAGAAATCAATTGGTAGACTTGAAGAAAGACTAGCATACGCTTTCCTACTTAACACAGCAATTCAACGTCAAGCAGAAAGAGTTACGGCTCAAGAAATTAGATATATGGCTAATGAACTTGAGACTGCTATGGGTGGAATTTATTCTTTATTATCACAAGAATTACAATTACCTTTAGTCGCTCTTCTTATGACAAGAATGGGAAGTAAAAACGAAATACCAAAACTTCCAAAAGGTTCTGTAAGACCAACTATAATTACTGGTGTTGAAGCACTAGGTAGAGGGAATGACTTACAGAAACTAAGAGAGTTTGTAGGTGAGATAGGACAGTTAGCACAAATGAATCCTCAAGCAGTTCAATTATTAAACATAGGTGATTTAATTGAAAGACTAGCAACAGGTCATGGAATTGAAACTGAGAACTTAATTAAGTCTCCTGAACAACTACAAGCAGAACAAGAACAACAAATGCAAATGCAGCAACAACAACAAATGATGGAAACAGCACAAGCTGTTGCACCTAAAGTTGCTGATAACGTTACAAAACCTCAAGGATAATAAACAATGGTAGAAAAAGTAGAAATAAAAGAAGCTGAAACAACTTCTGAAAAACCAGTAACTCCAGACGCAGCTCAAGATAAAACTTATGAGAACGAGAGCAGACCTGAGTGGTTACCAGAAAAATTTAAGAACGCTGAAGACATGGCTAAAGCCTATGGTGAACTTGAAAACAAATTAGGACAGTCTCAAGATAATAATAATAAAGACTCAGAACCTAACAAGGAAGAGACTAAAAAAGAAGACTCTGACTTATCAATTGATAAAGCAGAAAAAGCTGTAGAAAACGCAGGGCTAAGTATGGAAACTCTTCAAAATGAATATAATGAAAGTGGTGAATTAAACGAAAAATCTTATAACGCTTTAGAAAAAGCAGGAATACCTAAAGATTACGTAGACGCTTTTATTAAAGGACAAGAAGCTATTGCTCAACAAACTTCTAATACACTTAAACAAGAAGTAGGTGGCGCAGAAGCTTATAACAATATGATGACTTGGGCTTCAGACAATTTAAGTGAAGCAGAAGTAAATGCGTATAACTCAACAGTAAATGGTAAAGACATTGAAGCAACAAAATTAGCAATCGCAGGATTGAATGCTAGATTTAAAAATGCTGAAGGTGTTGAACCTAATTTACAAACTGGGAACAGACCAAGTACAAGTAATGCACCTGGTTATCGTTCTTGGGCAGAAGTTACAGCAGCAATGTCTGACGCAAAATATACGACAGACGATGCTTACAGAGCTGACGTACAAGCTAAATTAAAAAATAGTCAGTTATAATGTTACTAGCTTTAAAAAAATTATACGAAGCTCGTATAGCTGAACATACATCTATTATAGATATTTATTTACAGAAACCAGTAGGTATTGGTGACCATGATAATTTATTAAAAGTAATAGATGAACGATTTGAAAAACTAACGTGTGCAAAACACTGTTTAGAAGAACTGGAGAAAATAATAAATGCCGTACAAACCAAAACCGAAACCAAAGCCGAAACCAAAACCAAATAAAAAATAGTTGTGTTACCTATTTAGGTAGCAACTGCTAACACAAAGTTAAAGTCCATTAACTTGACCGTTCCGAGGAACGACAATCTTGTGAAACATACTTGAAATTTGTGAAAGCTTTTTAAACAATAACAATAGAAAAAGGAGACAATTATGTCAAACGCAACTCCGGCTTCCATTGGACGAGTAAACGCTTCTGGTTCAGAAGACGCATTGTTTTTAAAAGTTTTTGCCGGTGAAGTTATTACTTCATTCGACAGAGCGAGTAAAACACAAGGTGCTGACAGTACTAGAAGTATCAGTAATGGAAAGAGCGCAACTTTTCCCGTGATGGGAAGAACAACTGCGGCTTACCATACTCCAGGTGCAGAAATACTTGGGTCTGATGTAAACCACAACGAAAAGGTTATTACAATTAATGACCTTTTAATTTCTTCAGCTTTTCTTTCAAACATTGAAGAAGCTAAGAATCACTGGGATGTACGTTCAGCGTACAGCACAGAAATTGGAAGAGCATTAGCTTTCCAAAAAGATAAACACGTTCTACAAACAGTTGGTCAAGCTGCACAAGCTTCGGCTTCTGTTACTGGTGGAGACGGTGGTACAGTATTAACTAATACTGCAATCGCTTCTGCAACAGCAGCAACATCTGCAAATGGATTTATTGATTCATTGTTTGATGCTGCGAAAACTTTAGACGACAAATACGTTCCGTCTGAAGGTAGAATATGTTTCCTAAAACCTGAAATGTACTACAAATTAGCAAACGCTACTAACGCAGTCAATGTTGACTTCAGTGGTGGTGCTAACGGTGGTGTTGCTTCAGGAAGGGTATTACAAATTGCAGGTATCAGATTAATTGCTGTTCCTCACTTTGTTGCTTCAAACGTGAACTCAGGTGTTGACCAAGGTTCTGCTACTCAGGGTGGTTCAAACCCTCAAGCAGTAAACTTGACTAACTACGAAGGTTTAGTTTGTCACCCTACAGCAGTTGGAACTGTTAAGTTAATGGATTTAGCTACTGAAATGGAATACGACATTAGAAGACAAGGTACTTTAATGGTTGCTAAATACGCTATGGGACATGGTGTATTAAGACCAGAAAGTGCAGTAGGAATTAAAGACGCTTAATATTCATTAGGCTTATTTATACTATATAGGAGTAGGGGACGAGGGAGACTAAATCCCCTACTTTAATTATTAAAAAAGGAAAATCATGACAACACAAATTACACCGACAACGGAACTTCAAGCTATTAATACTATGCTAAGTTTCATAGGGGAAGCCCCAGTCAGTTCTATAACAGGAAATATAGGAACAGACGTAGCTGTCGCTGTAAATATTTTAGATGAAACTTCTATGAGTGTTCAGTCACAAGGATGGTTTTTCAATAGAGAATTTGAAGTTACACAAGCAAGGGACTCAGACAATAAAGTTCCTCTAGACTCTAACTGTGTTCAAGCAGAAGCGTCTAGACCTTATCAATATTTATATCAATACACTATTCGTAATGGTTTTTTATATGACTTAAAAAATCATACAGATGTATTTACCCTGGACCCACAAATAGATAAAGTTTTAGTACAACAATTTGAACATCTTCCAGAATATGCACGAAGATATATTGTAGTTAAAGCGTCAAGACGTTTTGCAGCTCGATATATTGGTGCAAGTGAATTAGTTAAACTAGCAAACATAGATGAACAAGAAGCCCACGTTCAGTTTGAACAAGCTGACTCAAGAGCAATGGACGCTAATATTCTTAAAGATGAATATAACATGAATTACATTACTAATCGTGGCAATAAACGTTCATCAAGGAGTTAGACAATGGCAGTTATATCGCAGTCAATTCCAAATCTTATTAATGGTATTAGTCAGCAGAATGCAGTTCAAAGAAATGTATCTCAAGCTGAAAACCAAGTAAATTTCCAATCAAACATTATAGACGGATTATCTAAAAGAGCAGGAACACAGTTTGTTGCTAATTTATTATCATCACAAGCAATACCAAATAATTGTGCAGTGCAATGGATTAATAGAGATAGTAGTAATCAGTATGTTGCTATATTTTATAATCAAGGTGTAAAAGTTTTTGATTTAGCAGGAAATGAAAAGACAGTAAGTTTTCCAAATGGTAATTCTTATTTAACTACTACCAATGCTTTAGAAGATTTAAAATTTACAAACATTGCAGACTATACTTTTGTATCTAATGCACAAAAAACAGTAACAGAAAATTCTAGTACAACAGCAGCAAAAGTCCAAGAAGCTTTAGTTTATGTTAAAAGTTCACAATACGGTAGACAGTATAGTGTTACTTTAAATCATTCAACTTGGTCATATCCAATAGAAGTATTATTTCAAATGCCTACTGGTAATGACGCTTCAACAGACGGTAAATTTAGAGACACTGAAAAGATTGCACATATATTATTATATGGAACTGCGTCTTCACATTGGTCTAGTGGTGCAGACGGTATAGGATTTAAAACTATTAGAACTGATACTGGCGCAACATTAAGTACGTCACAAGGATTAGCAAATTATTCTGGAATTACAGGAACGTTTACTAGCACACAATACGGTAACACTATTTATCTTACGACTGGTAGTGGTACTTTTGGAATTGAAACTACAGACGGTTTTGGTAACCAAGCTATGTATGCAGTAAAAGACGCTATACAAGATTTTACAGATTTACCTTATTACGCAAAACCAAATATGATACTTCAAATTACTGGTGAAGAAGGTGATACACTTTCAGATTACTATGTAAAGTTTGAAGCTAACGGTGTTTGGAAAGAAACTGTAGGACCAGGTGTAAAACTTGGACTTGATGACAGTACAATGCCACACGCATTAGTTAATAATAATAATGGTACATTTACTTTTGCACAACAAACTTACACTAACAGAGTAGCAGGTGATGAAACAACTAACCCTGCACCAAGTTTTGTTGGACAAAAAATAACTAACTTAACTTTCTTTCAAAACAGATTAGGAATTATTTCTGGACAGAATTTAATTATGACAGAAAATGGTGAGTATTATAATTTTTATGTAACAACTGGTACAGATGTATTAGATACTGACCCTATTGATATTGCAGCAAGTGGTACAACTGTAAACAAACTTTACAACACTATAGATTTTAACGAACAACTTTTATTATTTTCAGCAGAAGCACAATATATCTTAGAATCTTCTGGTGACAGTATTACACCAACAACAGCCGTACTTTCTAAAACAAGTACGTTTGCACATGACACTAAAGTTGAACCTAAAGCGGCAGGTAAATTTGTTTACTTTGCACAAAACAGAAATGATAAAACTGCAATAACAGAATATTTTGCAGATGATGATACATTAACAAATGATGGTCTAGACATAACAATTGGAGTTAATACTTTAATTCCTAACAACGCATATAAAATTGTTTCAAATAACATTGAAGATACAATGGTTGTATTATGTCACGATACGTTAGACGGAAGTAACACTGCGCCTTATACAGCAAGTTCAGATATTACAGCTACAAATGCAAACACAATGTTTGTTTATAAATATTTTTGGGATGCTGATAAAAAAGTACAATCAGCCTGGTCCAAATTTACATTTAATAATATGCAAATAGTTTCAGCAGAAGCTTACGATAGTTTTATTTACATATTAGCAAATGAAAATAGAAA